GTAAGTGCCTAAAAGTTTATAATTAAACTCCTGTTCATAGTCGCGTACACGAGGGCGCACGTTATTTGTTACAAACTCGATAGATTGTTGTTCTATATTTGAGAATGTAGCCCTTTCTAAGTCTTTAAGCATATGAGGTGGTATATTAAACCATCTAGCCACCTCGTTAACGCTGAATTTTCTGCTTTCAATAAATTGTGCTTGGTCAGGTGGAATAGATATAGGCTTATAATCCAAACCATACTCTAAAAGAAGCGTGCCACCGTCTTTTCTATTTGCCTCAAGTGATTTCTTTAATTGTGCCTTTGCTGGAGCATCTAAAGCGTTCGGATAAGTGAGAACAGCATCATTCTTTGATCCCTTTTTGAAAAATGAAGCTCCATATTTCTGTTGCTGTAATGCAACGCCTAAACTTTCGGCTGCAACCACGATAGGCGACTTCCCTACATATCCATCAAAAGAAAAAGCCATAAAATGAATCATTTTACGACTAGGCACATTTTCCATTAATATACTACCTGTTGAATTATGTATATCATAAAATCGCTTGCCTGTTTTCTCGTCTACCTTTACATCGATAAAATCCGGGTGAATCCATGTTAGATTTCTTGGAATACCTTGCCTTGAAAAGTCTATATATGAGTACCCATTACCATAAAGGTTTTTGCTCATCTCCATTAACTGAATCCATAGCGTAAAACTCTTTTCATCACTCGGTCTATCTAATAAAGCCTGCACGGGTCCACCTACCTTTTCCTTATCGCCACTTGATAGCTCTTTAAAAACATCGACCGGTACATTTACGGAATTTGCTAGGATTACTAATGAATTATAAACAGCGGAAAGGGTTACTGAGGTACTTGCGTTAACGGGCGTGCCTGCTGAATTTGATCCACCATTAAAAAAATCCACCAAAGAAGCATTAGGGCTTTCCAGTGAACCTACCGACCGCTTAAAGACAATAGGGAATCGAAACTTTAATCGCATTTAACAAAAATACTATATAATAGTACCATTAAAACAAACGTGGGTTACTTTAAGGGTTACTTTCTTGCTATATGATTAAAAAGGCGTGTCTGGAAGTAGTCATCAAAGATTTTAGTACCTGGTTCCCATCCTTTTTTATTGAAAAGATAATGTGAGTTATAAATATTCTCTTTATAATCTAATAACTCAAAATAATTAGCTTGGTGTTCAATACATACAATCTCATCAAAGAAGTATCTAAACCATATATCAGCCATATTAATTAAGTTCTCAGGCTTACAATCCCATTCCTTACTTAATAGATCAATTTGTTTTACTATCTCATCATAAGAAACAATACCAGTGTCAGAGTGCCAACCCATACATCCAGTGCCTCCGGTGTCAATGATTACATCTTCTTTGTTCCTAAAGGACCAGTGATACCTTAATTTAACATTATCTTTTCCTATTACAGTATCACCATAATAGCTTTTTAGCTTACCGGGTTTCTTAATAGCTCCATGAACACTAACAGGGTATTTCTTATCATAATAATCTATCTTACCTATCATCTTACTAACATGATCAGGTGGGTAAATTAAATCATCATCAACCGTGAACACATATCCATCGTAATTCTCAAGCCAATAGAATTTAGCAAGATCACCCATTGAATTATCCATTATAATAGGTACTATCTTTGAATCATTACAGCATTCAGGAATGGTAAAATGTCCATTTAACATTATCCGCATCCTATCACATTGATCGTATAAACTATCAATTACTTTTTCTAATGTGCCAACCCTGGAGGGCAGCGTAGCCATTTGTATTAATCTCATCGCCTGTTATTTTATTGCAAACATTATTATTATGAATTATCATACAGTGCCTATACTTGTCGATCATTTTATGATTAAAATGTAGTATCATATTAGAATGCTGATCGTAATGTACCGTTTTTACATCAGCCCATTGTTCTATCAAAGTTATAAATGGTGAATTAGCATATTTTCTGGAATTAGTATATAATATTCCAGTATTAGAATCTAGCTGATAGCCTTTAAAGTCTATAACCTCAGTTTTTAACATAAACTCGGCCTGTATGTCTTTAATTATACACTCATGCCATGAATCATCGTTATCTAGTCTAGTAGTTATCAAATAGCGTGCTTCTCTGCGTAACTTTCTCATATACGTTAAATGATCCGTATGTATAACCCTAAAATCTACCTCTAATAAGTCCGTTATCTCTTTTATGTTTGGCGTTCTTTCATCAAAGGCCATTAATACAGTGAAGTTCTTGTTAGTCTGCTTATTTATGCCGTCAAGAGTGAATCGTTTAAATAGTTCTAATCTTTCGGCCATCCACTCTTCGGCATTTGGCTTATCATAGATTTTCAGATTATATCGTAAAAAAATAAAGTGTTTAAACATACTTATCCTTTATATATTTTAATTCTTTTTCCCTTTGGTCGCTGCCTCGCTGGATTCTTGACTTTTGTATGTCAGATACGTAGTGATCGTAAACAAATGAAGGGCAGAGAGCAGGTTGCCACCCAGAGCCAAAAAGTAATTGTAAATGAAAATCATATTCTTCTGCATTATGTAAAGATTCATCAAAACCACCAAGCTCTATAAATAACTGTCTATTATACATCATTGCTCCACCATGCAAAAAATTCTTTTCATAAACATCTGTAAATACTATCGGTTCTATTGGCTTAACTTCTATTAATTTTGTAAATAAACCATTATAAAATATTTCCTTTTCATAGTGATTTCTTCCCCACCCCAAAACCCAGTCAAGATTATTAATTGATTTACGTAAATCAATTAAAGAATTAGGAGGTAACGTATCATCTTCTGATAGGATTTTAATATAATCTCCACTTGCTTTTTTTGCTGCATTATTTACATTCTCAGATAATGTTTTATCAGCCATTTCCACAATGACCTCAAAATTACGATATGTCTGATTCATTACAGACTGATAGGCACGTTCTAAGAAACCCCTATCTTTATTACATGGTATTATTACACTAATCATATGTTTTTTGTTAATTGTGTTTTGTAAGAGTTATAATTTTTATATCTCGGTTTACCGAAGGTTACGGCATACTCAGCATTCAGCATATTAAAGGCATCACGGATAGACATATCGTTTGATCTACGACATACCTCGTTACGAAATCCATCGAAGCTAATAAAGTCAAATAATTTAGGGTTAATCAATTCCACGCCTGCAATATTAAACATATTCTTAATTTCGATAGGCTCACACTTTACGCCTCTATGTTTTAACAAAGAAAAATGATGTATATTAGTATTTGTCTTAATATCCAGCATTACCGGAGCTTCGTTTGTGTCTATCCTGGTTTCTTTGTACTTTTTAGTGATCCTTTCATGTGCCGAACCATCTAAACCCCGATCCCATTTATTATTCCACAGATATACTAAGTCCTCACAGATATTTCTTGAATACATACGCCCAGCCCCGAAGCTCATATCATCAGAAGCTGGCACTTTCCCGTTACCATAGTTTCTAATAAACACCGCTTCATTATTCATAATATCCAGGATGTAAATATTCATCAATCCTAAAAAATCAGCCCCTAAATGCTCACGGTAATTATCCCACAGCAAAGAAGTAAAAAAATTATCAGAGCCTAAGTCTAAAATGTAATCCCATTTGAACTGCATTGAAAAAGAAAGCCCCGCATTACGTTTTTCTCCCAAATGTAGATTTTTATAAACCAATACATCAAAATCTTTGAGCATATTCTTTAGTACATTAAAATAAGGATCATCAGGTGATATAACGGCAGTCATATCCAGATCGGCATAGTCAGGCTTAGAACGCTTAAACCGTTCTACAAAAATACGTGCCACTTCAGGGCGTTTCCAAAATGTGACTAATGCTCTAATCTTCATACTTGCCTGCCCTTACCATGATTGTTTCTTCATCCTTAATTCCATGCAACCGCTTTACAATAACATCCGGCAACACACTTTGAATCTTTGTTTTTGTACCACGAAACACACCGCGAGGGTTTAAAAAGTAATCCATACGCCCCATACTGATGTTATTCTGACCTTGTGTATGCAGTCCACGCTCCCAAACATCCGACTTATCAAAGAAAATACGCATACCACCGTCCTCGTTAGCTGATTTATATATCCATCCATCGTTCCCGGTATCATGTCTTTCGTTCTTTATTCTCTTAAAAAAGTCAGCTTTATAGGCCATATTCAAGCAACATGGGTGCTTAAATGGTCGCATCAGCCAGTCCAGCACGATCATACGCTCTGTTGATATTTCATAGAAATAACCCCGCGTCTGTTGGTACATATCCAGGATATTATCGGCTGTCATCTGTAACCTGTCAGGGTGTGAATAATCATCCGATGCGTGCAATACAAAAATATCGCCTTTCATCTCCTGAGCCATTATGTAATACTTCTGTGATAATGGAATCCACTTATCAACTTGATTATAGTTGATATTAATACATCCAGCATCAGTAAGTCTTTTCTTATACTTCATAATGTTTTTTAATCCAAAGGCTCTGAACTTTTCTTCTATTATCAAAAGCTCCCATTCTTGATCTGTCTTTTGTCGACATAAACTTTCTAGCGGAAGCCACCCGATTAAATCGGCTCTATACATTGGTAATCCTACTGTTAACATATGAAATCTGTTATTACTCCGTTATAAACTTTTGCTTTCCTTACTGAATCCTTAGGGAGTGATTGAACAACATTTGCACCGCTTACGATTCTTGAATTATCACCGATTGATATACCGGGCTCAAAGGTAACACCCGCACCGATATTGCAATTATCTCCTATTGTAACACTTCCAGCCATTACCGTTCCTGGACCTATCAGATTTCCATCACCGATAGTGCAATGGTGGTTAATAATCACACCGGAAGAGATTACATTATTATTCCCTATCTTAGCTTTGAATCCAGCCGTGACGTTGTTAAATATAAAATTACATTCGCCTACTTCACACTTAATATTTGAAAGTATTAAGCTGGTGCATTTACCTACGTGCTGAGCATAGACCTCACGCCTCCGCTTCATGTTTTTAGAAAAAGTTATTAGAACCTTATACCCTTTAGGGATAATATCAGTGTCCTTAAAAAAGGTTATTTTTGGGACTTCTGAAGGTGTGTGTGTAAGATAATATTCAGCAATCTCACCGCCTTTGCCGTTACCTATTAATGCTATTTTCATAATTCTGTTTTTTCCTCTATGATTACACTTACTTTGTTTTCTAATGCTTCATTGTACATTTCTTCAACTATCCCTATATCAGTAAAATAAATAGGAATACCCATAGCCTGCAATACCTTATACCATTCGTTGTAACCCGAATGAGAATAACCATAAGATGTATTCTTGTTTGCAGTAGTTCGGATAATTACGTTTACATCTAAATTCTTAGCTACGTCAATAATCTGAGATATTACTAATGTCAAAAAATTAGCAAACATTATTTCTACAATAACGGTTTTTCCTGTCATAGAGATACCACAAGCATACCCGACCATACACTGTTCGGATATAGGCATATCCCTAATATCTCCTTTGCATCCCCTAGTAACTTTATTAGCACCACCGTAAGCATCACATACCGACTGCCCAATAATGACAGTACCCTCATCAAGAAACTTTTGTAATACCAAATTGGTTTCTTTTCGCAACGTCATTGATTCTGTCATATACTTCTTTTTTTGTTTTTTCAAATAAATCTTTATTATCTTTTATCAAATAATCATAATGCCCTGTCATATTCCTTTCTTCACGAGGTCTATACATCTGTGTATCATTTACAGAATGACCGCATACCCTTAATGTATTGTAATACTTAACGTTTGGGTGGTGTTTAATCTCATTATGTAACCATGTCTTTTTCGTAAGGCTCATTGAATAGTCATTATCAATAACAACAAATACAACAGGCAGCCCTTCACACATTCCTAGTGCCTCCCATAAGATACCCTGCCCCACAGTTCCATCACCTATAAAATAAGTTACATCAACACCCTCGGAAGCCAAACCAACAGCCACACCAGATAAAGCACCCTGTATGCCGTGAGCAAGAAACTCACCAGGTTTATATAAATGCTGGCTGTTACCTGTGCATACCTGTTCTATCAATCCCTCAATATCATCAGTCCTGGCAATATATTGACCATGAGAACGGTGATTTCCTAATACAAAGCCGGTTGCTTCTTTAGCATCTATATGCTCCTGGCCAAAGCTTAAATGAATACTGCCTTTAATGTTTCCTTTTTTGAATTGATCTTGCAAATATAATTCTGTAAGATAAATCTTAAATATTTTAGTTGTCATAAGTTTGTCATTGGATTTTTACTCGTGTTACTTGTATCTGTATTTGTCATTTTCTCACCAACAGCCATTACCATTGACACCATGCCATCGACTTTCTCTGTTGATTTCTTTTTACTTATCTTAATATTTCCGGCAGCATCCTCTTCGATCATAATATTAGAACACATCCAGCGTAAAACAGGATTACCACCATGATTAATCTCTCCTGATAAGATCATCTTTTCTAGTTGCTTTGTAGGTGCGGACATAGAAGCGAACCCTTGACCGAACTCCTGCATATCAACTCCGTTTTCTCTTAGGTTTAATATTAACTGAGTAGCACCCCAGCGATCATAAGCAATAGAGTGAATATCATATGTATCACAAAGCTTATAAATATCGCGTTCTAAAAAGGCATAGTCTACCACATTGCCGGAAGTCTCATTTATCCAGCCTTCGTTAATCCACTGTCCATAATTAACACCGTCTTTTTTCGTTCTCTCTTTAGCCGTGAGTTCAGGAATCCAAAACCACGCCTTTACACATTCTTGTTCAGGAAAATATAATACTAAAGCGTTTGTATCTCTAGTCGATGCTAAATCTAAGCCACCATAACATAAAGCACCCGTTAAATCTGGAAGCTCACCATCACCCTTCGCCCAATCTTCATCAGAAATCCATCGCGTCTCTGAGCTGGTCCACTGGTTTAAGTGTAACCTACGGAAAGTGTTTTCCATCGATGGATTGTTTTTTATCTTATTGACCTCTGCTAAAATATAATCTTCCTTAACAATAGAACCGAATCCAGGATTAGCTTTTTTCCAAGTGTCAACACTAAAAATATCATCTTCTTCATCAGCTTTATAAATTACTGGTAAAAATGTTTTATCTTCTATAATTCCATCGCGTACCTTTTCAGCATACGTATGTATCTCCCAGCATATACTATTCTTATCGAAGCCGGCAGTAGTAATTGCAAAAATTAAAGGTTGCCTACGTGAACCCACCGATGTAGTTAAAACATCCCACAGCTCTCTATCAGGCTGTGTATGTAGCTCATCAAAGATTATCCCGTGAGCATTAAAACCGTGCTTAGTGTCAGCATCTGCGGAAATAGGTTTATAGAAATTATTAGACTTCTTACGGATAATAGAATTACGATAAGGCTTCGACCTGCTAGATAATTCTTTGTTTTGTAATATCATCTGTTTAGCAATATCGAAAACTATCCCAGCCTGCCCACGATCACCACCAGCACTATAAATCTCAGCTCCATGTTCACCATCGGCCAACAATAGATAAATAGCAATAGCAGCACACAATGTACTTTTAGCATTCTTACGAGGGATTTCTACATATACCGTTCTATACTGACGCAAGCCGTCAGCACGCAAAGTTCCAAAGGTGGGAATAATAATGTCATTCTTTTGCCATTCCTCCAACTGGATAGGCTGGCCACCCAGTTCGCCTTTAACATGAGTACAATGCTTTTCAATAAATCGTATTACCCTGTCAGCTTCGTTAGTCATCAAATAAATCGTCTTTTTCTATTTCTTCAATTCTAGGTACTTTATCCTGGTCCAGCGGATTCAATCCGAACTTGACTTCAAACCATTGGAAGTTCTTTTCTATGTCGTTCATAATATTTTGCTCCGCACTCTTTTGCTGATACCCTGACTGAGCAACCTGAATACCTAAATCTTTACGGGTGTTTATCTCTAAAGCCCAAAAGCGATAAGTGTACATAGCATATCTTTCAATCGTTAAAAGATAAGGCTCTGCTAATCTTTCATTTTCTGCAAGCACCTTACAAATCTGATAATAATAAGGAACGGCATTTTTATCTAGTCGATCACTAGGATCTGGAATCATCTTTAAAATAGAATCTTTCATCTTAGGAATCTTCTGTAAAGTGCCTCGTTGTTTCTTCTGCTTATTTGTTACTTCTGCCATAATTTTTTTTATTGATAGGGGGTATTAGGTGGATATTTTGTGTACGTATTTG